TACCTTTTTCTTTTGTTTCGTTTTGTTGCTATTTTGTTGCTCGAAACACCAGCAGCAACAAACATCAAAAAACCTTTACAATATGGAAAAGTCGAAAGAACCCATTCGCTTGAGGCGGCGTCTGCTGCCTACAGGCAACACGTCCCTCTACCTCGACATCTACCTCAGCGGGAAGCGCAGCTACGAGTACCTTCATCTTTACCTCATCCCCGAAAAGACAAGAGCCGACAAAGAGACGAACCGCGAGACCCTCAAGCTCGCCGACGCCATCAGAGCCAAGAGGGTCGTCGAGCTGCGCAACGGCGCCTTCGGATTCGCAGAGGCGCAGAAGTTAGACACCAACTTTTTGGCCTACTTTCGGACGCTCTGCGAGAAGCGGCGTCAAAACAGCGAGAGCCAAGGGAACTGGGGCAACTGGTGCGGAACGCTGAAGTACCTGGAAGGCTACTGCAATCCGGGCACTACCTTCCGCGATACGACGCCGCAGTGGGTGCAGGGATTTAAGGACTACCTGGACAAAGCGGACGTCAAACCAGGCTCAAAGTCGCCTGGCGGCAGCGCCACTGCCGCCAAACTCGCGCCGGGCACCAAGGAATCTTACTTTACGAAGCTCCGCGCCTGCTTCAACCAAGCCGTCGAGGAGGGCATCATCATGCAGAACCCCATGCACGGCATCGTCAACTTCAAGGCCGAGGAGCACGAACGCGTCTACCTCACGCTCGAGGAGGTGAAGGCTATGGCCGCCACGGAGTGCAAAAGCCAGGCACTGAAGCGGGCGTTTATGTTCTCTTGCCTCACAGGGCTGCGCAAGAGCGACATCGAGAAGATGACGTGGGCGGAGGTGCGCCAAGAGGGGGCGTTCACGCGCATCGTCTTTCGCCAAAAGAAGACCGGCGGACAGGAATACATCGACATCAACCCACAGGCGGTGGAGTATATGGGGCAGCGACGCAACCCGACGGACCGCGTCTTCGAGGGGTTCGCCTATTCCGGCTACTCGCAGACGCTGCTGAAGCGGTGGGCCGCAGCGGCCGGCATCGAGAAAAGCGTCACGTTTCATTCCGGCCGGCATACGTTCGCCGTCCTGATGCTGGACCTCGGAGCAGACATCTACACGGTGCAGAAACTGCTCGGACATAGGACCATCAACACGACGATGATCTACGCCAAGGTGATGGACAAGAAGAAGCAGGAGGCGGCGATGCTTATCCCACCCATCCTGCCCAAGACAGACGAAAAGGAATAAACGCACAAAGGAGCGGAGGTTCAATATCGAGCCTCCGCTCCTTTTTTTGAGCAAACTCAAGCTGTCGGTTGTTTTCGGTTGTTTTTCGGTTGTTTCAAGCAAAACGAAGCTCAGCTTAGCTCAGCTTGATTTTGCTTGGGTTTCGCTACTTTTCAAGCAAAACGAAGCATTGCTTAGCATTGCTTGATTTTGCTTGATTCCTCCTCTCCGAGGGCTTCTGCCGGACCGCTCGACGCCTCTTCTGCCGGCCGTCGCGCTTCGGCATGGGGACAGGCTGCTCTCACCTGCTCCCCTCGCGCGCAGCGGTCTCCATTCGCCGGCTGCCGGCTCAATCCATACGCCGCAGCGCCACACACCGTGCGCACTCACGCACACACGACATCCTCGCCCCAAGGTCGATGCACCTTCGGGGCTGCGCTGCTCCCTCCGCGAGGAGGTACGGAAAGAAATCAAAGGGTTCGTGTGTTGTGGCGTTCGGCTTAGGCGTTCCATCAGGACGGCTGCGACTATCACTGCGCAGCTACGCGCGCGAATCTATTCCTTACTATCAGGGGTGGGTTGCTCCAACAATGATATAAGCCGGTCCATTTGCTCATCCTTCTTCTGTAACAGTGCGATAAATTTATTCGTAACTGTTGCAACCTCAGAATTGACATTATTGCCACTACCAGAGACAGCTGTTGAATTATTAGAGGCAATAGCTGACCCAGGTTTGACGCCATAGAAGATACAAACATTTTTGTTTGTAACCTTAGCTATTTCTTCGATAAGACCAGTTTTCACATCATTAGACCGAAGTGCGTTGTGAAGCCTCTGATCATTCTCATAACCAAGCAGTCTTGCAACTTCAGAAAGGGTTATCCCCTCATTTCTCAAAATCTCTTTAATTTTTTGACCTTCCATAATCAATTGAGTTTTAGGCAGTTAGATTTTTAGAGCAAATTTTGCCTGAAAAATACAAACAAAAATGTTTGGAATTGACAAACAAAAGCGTTTACTTTGCCCCCGAAACGAAACAAAAACCGCGACAAATATACAAATCGCAAACGAAATCGCAAACGAAAACATAAACAGAAACAAACATGAAAACGATTGAAGAAAAAATCGAGGGCATGAGTGAATCGGCGTCCAAAGCCTCGCCCATCCTGCACTGGGGAAACTACAGCTTACGCTACGTAGACCCCAAGTTCCTAAAAAATATACGTTCAACCCACAAAAAGAAATAACAAGATGGAAACACAATTCAACCAACCGAAGCGTCAGCAGATTATCGACGCTTACCGCAATGGCACCGACGAACAGAAGAAGGTGCTCGTAGAACTCTTTGGCGAGATTGAGCCGAAGAACGTGATGGAACGCGTCAAGACGTTCGATGACGCTTGCAGAGAGCTGGGCGAAGACAACGAGTATGTGAAAGATTACAGAGCGTTGTTCAACGTTCCAGCCGACGTATTCGCGTACTACCAGCTGCGCATCATCTGCGCAGCACTCAATGAAGGCTGGAAGCCGGACTACACCGACGACGAACAGCCGAAATACGTCCCGTACTTCTTCTTGTGCGACGAAGACTTCAAGAAACGAAACCCCGGCCGTACCTACCATAAGCTGAGCGGCGTCCGGTTCGGCGGTAATGCGAATAACGGCGCGAGCTGCGGGCTTGCGTGCTCGCTTTCGCATTACGCGCCCTCGACTGCGGCTGCGCTTTTCGGGTCTCGCCTTTGCTTAAAATCGCGGGAACTCGCGTTGCACGTCGGGAAGTATTTCTTTGACATCTGCAAGGACTTCTACTTCTAATCGCACCCCTACACCGCCCCGCGCACCCCGTTCGCAAGGGTTGATAATTCACGGCCATATAATGTGTTTGGAGACAGCCTACGCCGATATACTTTGTCTCTTACGAATCGGAAAGCCGTGACTAAGCCGCTGGGAGGTTCTTTCCCACTCAGACACAGAAACAACAACAAAAATATTACAGCTATGACAAAACCAGTAGCAGCAGGCGAACGTCAGCGTCGCCTCATCGAACGACAGAAACGGGAAATGGCTATCTACAAGGCCGTCAAAGAGGGCATCGAAGCCGGTGCTTTCAAGCTGGACGTCTATGAATCCTTGGGCGCCCAATATGGTCTCCGAAGCGAAGCCATCTATCAGACCTACCGCCGCGTCGGTGCTCGTCTGGAAGCCGCCAACGCCCCGCAGATGTAACACCCACCCACACATCGCCTCAACCACCCAAGTATTGAATCATCACAAAACCTCTACAACAATGAAAACTGCATCGAAGAAACTCAAGGCTATCCAATGGACGCTGATGGGCGTCGTAGCCACAGTGGCCCTCGGAGGCATCCTCATCGCCGCCGCCGAACCCGACCCGGACGTCAGCATCGAAGGCGTGACCGCCGCCAAGCTCGCCGCCATCGCCGCCATCTTCCTCAGCTACGAGACGGCCGGCTACCTCACCCGTCGCGGCCTCCTGCCCCGCTTCCGCGAGGAAGACAACCCCTCACCCACCACCGCCAAGGAGGGCGGCAAGCTATGAACAAAGAACTACAACGGCTCAACGAGCAGCTCAACGCTCGGCTCGACGCCATTGAGCAATTCGCCAAGCTTGGAGCCAAGTCCGTCCTATCCATCGAGGAAGCTGCATTGTTCACAGGTTACTCCACCGGCTGGCTGTATGTCCTGACCCACCGCCGCGACATCCCCCACTACAAGAAGGGCGGCAAACTCTACTTCAAAAAGGAGGAGCTGGAGCGCTGGATGACGGAACGGCCCGTCAAGACGAAGCAGGCCATCGACAGCGAAGCGGAGACCTACACCGTCCTGCACAGCAAGACGCAGCCCAAGCGCAAGACGCGCAGCCGGAACACCACAATCACGAATCAGTAATACACGCACTAACACATTCTCACACGCTATGAACGCAACTGCATACCCGGAACTGCCCGCCACGCATCCGGACACGATGAACAAGATTATCCTCCACGAGCTACGGCTCCTCAACTTTAAAGGCATCCACGAACTGACCGTCCCCTTCGACAGCCGCAGCACGGTCATCGCCGGCAAGAACGGCGCCGGCAAGAGCACCGTCTTCGACGCCTTCTGCTGGCTCCTCTTCGGCAAGAACGCCGCCGGCGCCAAGGCCTTCACCCTCAAGACCACCAACAGCCACGGCGAAATCATCCCCCGCATCCCACACGAGGTCTCTGCCACGCTCACCAAGAACGGCGAAGAAGTCCGCCTGCGCCGCTGCTTCACGGAGAAGTGGCAGAAGAAGCGCGGCGAAGCCGAGGAGAAATTCACGGGCAACACGGAGGAGCGCTTCTGGAACGACGTCCCCTGCTCAGCCTCGGAGTATGACGCCAAGGTGCGCGACCTCTGCCCCGAAGAGATCTTCCGCTACATCACGCAGCCCGGCTACTTCCTCACCCAGCCGGCCGACACGCAGCGGAGGATGCTCTTCGAGATGTGCGGCAACGTCTCGGACCAAGAGGTAGCCCGTCAGCGCCAGGACTTCGCCGACCTGCTGGTCCAACTCAGCGGCAAGACCCTCGAAGAGTTCAAGAAGGAGATAGCGGCCCGCAAGAAGATCGTCAAGGAGAGCCTCGCCGCCCTGCCTGGCCGCATCGACGAACGCAAGCGCGACCTCAACGCCCTCGAGCCCCTCGACACGAAGAAGACGGAAGAGGGCATCGCCAACCTCACGGAGGAGGTCCGGAAGCTCGACGCCCAAATCACGGACCGCAGCAAGGCCTACGAGGCAGCCGCCGCCGAACGAGAGCAGCGCGTCAAGGCGCTGAGCGACCTGAAGATGAAGGCCCTCACCCTGGAGCAGCAGGTACGCCGCGAGGCCAAGGCCGCCTACTTCAAGCTCCTCACGGAGCG